GGGGAATTAGAACGAGGGATGTTAAGGCGGAAAATAATGATAGAGCAATTGGCCCATCAGAGTTCTTAGAAATAGATACTGGTGGCAGACCAATTCAAGAATGTTTAATGTTAATGCCTTATAGCGAACCTTCTCAAGTGTTGATGCAGCTTAGAAGCGAGCTTAAATCTGAAGTAATGGATATTGTTAATGCTTCTCAGAATGCTATCCCTGAGAACAGCTCTAATGCGCCAGTTGGAACAACGTTGGCATTATTGGAAGTGGCAGATAAAGTTCAATCTACAGTTCTGCGCTCTCTTCATTTCGCGCTAGGGCAAGAATTGCAATTGATGAAAGAGCTTTTTGCCCAACATTTACCGCCAGAGGGCTATCCATTTATGGTGCCGGGTAAAGAAACGGCAGTAATGCGTTCAGACTTTGCTGATAATATTAATATCGTGCCTGTGTCGAGTCCTGGAACACTTACTACTGCTCACCGAATGGTGAAAGCAGAAACTCTCGTGAAATCGGCAACTGCATATCCAGAAATGCATGATATGCATGAAGTGTTGCGTCAATACTATCAAGCAATGAATGTTGAAAACATCGATAAGATATTAAAACCGCAGCCTCAACCTCAATCTTTAGATCCTATTTCTGAAAATATGCTTCTCATGCAAGGCCAGCCCGTCACGGTTACATGGCCACAAGATGATGATGCACACAATATGGTTCATGAGCCATTTGGTATGCAGATGTTCCCTATTAATCCAGCAGTATATGCGTCAACAATGATGCATGTACAAACTCATAAAGCTACGAGAGTAGTCAAGAATATGCCTGAGTTTTCACAAAACCCTCAAATGCAGCAAATGTTTACGCAAATGCAGCCACAGCAATTATTAATGATCCCAGAAGTACAGAATGCCATAGCAAAAGAAGATGCACATAAAGCTATGGAGCAGCAGCAAAAAGCATTGGAAGACCAATCGCAGCAGGTAACTCCTGCTCAAGCCATGATGGCAGATGTAGGGCAGAAACGTGAGGCCGCAAGGATGAAGGAAGAAGAAGTGGTCCTTAAATCTCAGACTGAAGCACATAAAGCACAGCTTAAGTTTGAAAGTGAAAAAGCAAAAATGGAAACACAGCGCGCTATAGCTGAAACAAAGGCAGACGTTGATTTAACTATAGCGGATGCAAAACTAAACCAACATCCAAGAGGTATGTAACATGAATAGATTTTTACCAGGTTTTCAAGGCCACGATGCCATGAGAGAGAAAGCAGAAAGAATGTTTAGAGGACATATCGATCATGCTGGTGGTCCAGAAAATATGCCAACCAAACATGTTGGTCGTATTAGCCATTTCAAGAAAGGTGGGCATGTGAAACATCATGGCCATTCGGAAAGAATGGAAGAACGTATGGAACGCCATCATGCGCATAGACAACACCACAGTGCTCCGCGCGCTCATGGACTCCAAAAAGACCAAACCGATTTGCATATCCCTAAGCATTTAAAGCATAGCGCCCATAGAAATGAAGGCGGGGAAATGAAACATGGTGGACATGCTCATAAGAAACATCGTGCAGTTCATCGAAACATGGGTGGAATGTTGGGTAGTCAATTGTCAAATGAGATGCCTACAGGGATCGCCCCAAGAATGCCATTTGCTACACAGCCAGCTTCCCAACCAGCGATGAAGCGTGGCGGACATGCTCATAAAAAGCATCATGCCGCTCATAGAAATGAAGGCGGGGAAATGAAACATGGTGGGAATGTTCATATGAAGCATTCTAAGGAGCTTCACTTGAGGAATCATCCATCTAAAAAACATCATTATGCTCATGGTGGAAACGTGTATGAGCATGAAATGGTTGGAGAACATCCATCCCATGCCATGCACCACTATAACTATGAAGACATCATGAGAGGCGAGCACGCTAGAAGTGTTCCACGTAGAACACATCATATGATGGCTGGGCGTGATGATGAGACTCAAGGGCAAAATTATAAACGTCATGGTGGACATGTTAAGAAAATGGCGATGGGCGGAGTAGGCAAGATTAGACATGGAGAAGCTACTTCACGCGGTAGAGCAATTAGACATAAGTTGGACCTTAGCAGGTAATGTTCAAATATGTAGAGAATCTTCTAGCGAAGATAAGGGAACGCCGGGCAATTTATTCTACCCGGATATTGTCCGGCAGTTTCTCTGTTTTAGATGAGTATAAGTTTATTTCGGGTAAATACATGGCCTTTGAAGAGGCCGAAGAGTTGGTAAAGAAAGTGTACAAAGATATGTACGAAGGGAAAAAGGAGGACGATGATGAACGACATGCATGGAAACAAACCACATAAGTCTATTATTTATAAGGATACGCGGTCTGAACGAGCAGCGGCAGAAGCTGAAGCGGAAAGATGGAAAAAGGAAGCTGAGGAGAAGCATAAGAGAAAAAATTTAGAGTTATTAGAATCTGAATCTGAAAAAGTGGATTTGGAAGGAAGTAAAAGAATTGATGAATTTAGATTGAGTTATATAGAAGATTATGAAGAATCAGAAGCAAAGAGATTAGTAGAAGCAAGTCTTGGCTTTGAAGCGCCTAGAGTGACTGGTTATCACATGGCTGTAAAAATCTATGTCAGACCTGATGAGATAGCTGAGTTTACTAAATCAGACGGTACAACGGGTAAATTATATCTTCCTCAAACAGCAACGGTGCATGACAAATATACAAACTGTACCGCTTTAGTTTTGAGTCAAGGTGATGGTTGTTATAAAGGTGAACGATTTATTAAGCCATGGTGCAAGGTAGGGGATTGGATAGTTATTCCGCGCAATGAAGGAACGCAAGTAAATTTCAGGGGATTACCTGTTCAATTTATTGCTGATGATAGATGTTTATGTGTAATTCAAGATCCAACTTGGGTAACAAGAGATTAAGGAGTGAGTATGGATACCGAGAATCAAAATTTAAGTTTTGGCGCAGAAGAATCACATGAAGAGGCAGTGCCTGAAGGTGATATAGAAATTATTGCTGATGATTCTGGCGGCTCGTCTGCTGAGTTTTCTGAAGGTGGAGAAGCGGAGCAGCAGGAGGAGACAGAACAAAAGCCTAAGAAAAAGAAGAATGAAGCAAGCAAGTTAAAAGTTAATCAGTTAATGAGAGACAAGTATCAGCTTGAACAAGAGCGAAATATTATTGCTGAAGAGCGGAATCGCTTGATGCAAGAGAATGCTAGCCTTAAGCAATTAAATGATTTCTCAACTAAAGCGGCTATTACTAATTATGAGACATCAACACTAGATAGATTAGATAGGGCAAAGAATCTAAAAGCGCAAGCGTATGAATCTGGTGATATAAAAGCGCAAGTAGATGCTGATATATCTCTAAATATGGCTCTTAATGAATATGAAAGGTTAGAGAAATGGAAAGGAGAGCAGAATCTTAGAGTTCAACAGCAAGAGTTTGATGAAAAGAGTCAACAGCAGCAGCAGTTTAATCAGCAACAATATTATCAAAATCAGCAAGCCCCTGTTGCGCCAAATGTCGAGACTGCGTCTCAATGGGTACAGGAGAATGATTGGTTTGTTGAAGAGAGTCAAAATTACGATCCAGACTTACGTCGTTTTACTGAAGATTTAACAAATTCAATGGATGCTTACTTATATAGAGCGGGAATGCAGCATGGCATTTACTCTCCGGAATATTTTGAATATTTAGATAATGAAGTGGAGAAGTTTAAATCTGGACAATACGATCATATGAGGACTCAACCTAAACAACAGAGACAACAGTCTCAATATCAACAGCAATCAAGGAATCAATATATGAGCGCTCCTAAAAGTGTTACTTCAGGCGTAAGTAATAGTGGATATAGAACGAATGCAGCGGTTAATAACCGAAAGCAAGTTAAATTGAACCAAGAAGAGATGGAATTTGCCAATCGCATGAGCACTATTCCAGGCGTTTCAGCAGAAGATTACGCCAGACATGTATTGCATGATAGACAAACAGCACATTTAAGACAAAATAGGAGATAAAACCATGGAGCGAGGACTTAAAACAAAGCCAGATGATGAAAAGAATCGTATAGAACAAGCCAGACGCGCTGAAATGAGAGCAGCAGAGCTTAGACCGAGCATGAGTATGCTTCCGGTTAGCAAGCTTCATATCGATGCGAGCGTAGTTCCTTGTGGATGGGAATATAAATGGGTTCGCATTAGCTGTATGAGCATTCCAGATTATCAAAATGAAAACGAATCATTGTCTTCAGGATATACACCTGTTCCTGCTGATAGACATCCTGAGTTAGCGAGACGTTTTTCAAACAAAGGACAGAGCAACACAGAAGGCTTTATTGTTAAAGAAGGCTTAATGTTATGTGAAATACCTAAGAGCATCAATGATGAAAAAAGACAGTATTTTGCAAAAGCTAATGCTGAAAAAGTAACTTCATTAGAATCCCTCAAGAATGGACTGGGTATGGAGCCTACTATGCCAGGACAAGTTTTTGCGGCGCAAACTTCTTATTCCAATACATCCAATTACTAAAACGGGTTGTTGTACTACACGTAATAGTTAGAGTATTGACGCAGGAATTAATAGAGCGATAATAGAGATGCTAGGTAATGTTCTTTGAAATGTTACCTTGCATCCTAGCAGACAGCGCTAGTAAAAAACTGTCGGGTTAATCCCGGTTAGACCACACCTACAAACGCGGTCGAGATAAATCTTGTATTTACGTTAGGTTTATACCGAAGGATTAACTATGTACGGTAATGGTCAAAACGCTCCTCGAGGCTTACAGCCTTCTCAATATAACGACGGCTCTATTTGGAATGGACAATTAACAGAATATTTAATTCCATCCGGATACGCGACTTCTCTATTCACTTTCGATCCTGTTTCATTTGCTAACACTGGAACTATTGTCATAGGCACCATTGGTGGCCCAATTGTTGGCGTGTTCATGGGTGTTAAGTATGTTGACGCAACTGGAACTGCTCAGTTCTCACAATATTGGCCCGCAAACACAGTCACTCAGGGCGCAGTTCCTGCGACTGCATTGGTTTGTGACGATCCAAATGTTCTATTTGATATTCAATGTGCAAATGGCGTTGGTGGTGGACCTGTTGCTGCACCTTCATTAACTCAAGCTGAAATGTTTGAGAATGCTAATTTTGGTGTTCAAGCCACTACATATAATCCCATTGTTGGTGTAACTCCCGCTCCAAATCCTGGCGCTGGAAATACCGCAAATGGATTGTCGGGATATTACTTAGATACTAATTCGATTGCTAATACCGCAACTCTAAATCTAAAGCTTATTAGATTCACACAGATTCCTGGAAATATTGCAGGCGTTGTATTCAATAATGCGCTTGTGAAAATTAACAATCATTATTACAACGGCGGCACTGGTACGGCTGGCGTATAAGGGAGATTGACGAATGACTATTAATACCGCTGCAATTCAATCATTATTGCGACCTGGACTAGCTGCTGTTTTCGGTAGTTAACCT